GTTTGAGCATGGCAAGATTGTGCTAAACGAGGCTGACTGGAATGGAGAACTCATAGATGAACTCCTTAACTTTCCCAACAGCCAAGTACACGATGACCTAATCGATGCACTTAGTTACATTGACCAGATTGCTATCGCTGAGTATGTCAGTGATTATGAAGAAGAAGAATTTGTTCCCATGGACCCAATAGCGGCTTATTAGGAGACTAAAGATGTATATGATGATGAATAACACTGAGGACTTTGTGCCTCTTAACTGGGATATGCTAGTTAAGAATCCTGATGTCTTTGAGACTATCAAAGAAGAGATGGAGAAGAAGTTTAGTGCAGAGTGTCTCATGACTATCATCACTTCTGCTAAAGAGGCTGGCCTTAAAGATAAAGACATCTTTATGCCTGTTGAGGCTGAAGAGGAAGACTCCGAAGAAGAAGGCAAAGAGGAATACATTGATGTCTTCGGCAATAGCATCGAAAACACAGTTGAGGACTAATAATGGACGAGCAAACCTACGACAGCCGCGACAGTCAGATTACTGGTTGGGTGCTATCCCGCTGTGAGGATTGGCGTAACCAGCGAGATGAGAACTATCTAGAAGAGTGGAAAGCCTATGAGCGCCTCTGGCGTGGCATCTGGGCCGGTGAAGACCGTACCAGGGATTCTGAGCGTTCCAGGATTGTCACACCTGCCCTGCAACAAGCCATTGAGACTTCAGTGGCTGAGATTGAAGAGGCTGTCTTTGGTCGTGGTGAGAAGTTCTTTGATATTGTTGATGACATCCAAGATAAGAATCGTATTGACATCGAACAAGTCAAGAACCAGATGTATGAAGATTTTAAGAAAGAGCGTGTTCGTAAGTCTGTCTCTGATGTGATTGTGTTAGGTGCTGTGTATGGCACCGGTATTGGTGAGATTACTATCTCTGAAAAGACTGACCTAGCGCCGGCATCACGTCCTATCGTAGAGATGGGAATGACTGCTGTTGGTGTAGAAGAGCGTAACCGCTTTGTTGTTGGCCTAAAGCCAATCAATCCTAAGAACTTCTTAATTGACCCCAATGCCACTGGTATTGAAGATGCTCTTGGCTGTGCAATTGAAGAGTATGTGTCACTACACTCTGTTGTTGCAGGCATGGAGTCTGGTGTCTATAAGAAGGTTCCTAACTTTGGTCCTACCGCTGTTGACTCTGACTTAGAGCCAGTACAGGAAACCATTGAGTACCAGCAAGATAAAGTTCTTCTACTGCGTTACTACGGACTTGTGCCTAAGTTCTTAATTGAGTCTGAAGACACAGAACAAATCGTTAAAATCTTCCAAGATAAGACTGAAGAGTTTGGTACAGATGCGGCAGAGTACACAGAATTGGTAGAAGCCATCATTGTGATTGCGAATGACCAGTATCTGCTTAAGGCAGAACAGTCGCCTTACATGATGAAGGACAGACCTCTGGTAGCATTTCAGTATGACTCTATGCCCAATCGCTTCTGGGGCCGTGGCATCGCTGAGAAAGGCTATAACTGTCAGAAAGCAATCGATGCACAGATTCGTGCACACCTAGATAGCCTTGCATTGACTACTGTACCGATGATGGGTATTGATGCAACCCGCCTACCTCGTGGTAGTAAGTTTGAAGTAAGACCTGGTAAGACCATTCTGACTAATGGTAACCCAAATGAAGTGCTACAAGCCTTTAAGTTTGGCACCACTGACCCAGGTAATCTACAGACTGCTGGTGAGTTTATGAAGATGTTGCTCATGGCAACCGGCACTGTGGACTCTGCTTCACTGCCAGCAGCCGGTGCAGAAGGCGGTGGACTAAATCCAGCACTGTCAGCCATCATTAAGAAGAATAAACGCACACTTGTGAACTTCCAAGAGCAGTTCTTGATTCCTTTTGTGCAGAAATCTGCCTATAGATTCATGCAGTTTGACCCAGATCGCTACCCTGCACAGGACTTTGACTTTGTGCCGGCCTCCAATCTGGGCATTATTGCTCGTGAATATGAGCAGATGCAGTTTATGAACCTCTTAAAGACGCTTGGACCTGACAGTCCTGTGGTTCCGATGGTGCTAAAAGCCATCATGGAGCACTCTAGCCTGTCTAATCGTGAGGAAATGATTCAGCAACTGGCTCAGATGATGCAGCCTAACCCACAACAACAGCAGGCACAACAGGCAGCACTGCAGTTACAACTCCAAAAGGCACAGTTAGAGATAGCAGACCTGCAGGCAGATGTGCAATTAAAGCAAGCCAAGACACAAAATGAGGCTATTGATGCTCGTTTGAAGCCTGCCGAACTACAGGCCAATATCGCTGCCAGCGCCTCCAAGTACCTCGGCAATGGTCAGGACGCTAC